CCTTTTAGGGTTTGACTTTATTGTAAACAATCGTAATCCGATTCCCATGACAGACTTAACAACGGTATTCCTGCAGAAGGTACAGGCACTTGGATTTTCCTTGCAAGACCTCAACGTTGTTACCGCATGTCTCGTTGCAAAGACACTCTCGTTCATGGACACAGATATCGAGACACGAACTCGTGTTTGGAGTATTGTAGAGTCGTTAACGAAGCTTACGAATGAACACCTGTGATTCTCGTTCACCCAAGACTTGAATGCGCTTGTGATATCCATTCATAAACCCGTCAATACCCCGCTTCGTTAGATCGGGTCCACCCCAACCATAATCATCAAAAATGAGATACCCCCCAACCTTGACCTTGCGAAATGCAAGCACTGCGTCTTCCAATACATACTCGGGTTCGTGGTTTCCATCAATGTAAACAATATCAAACGAATTGTCTTCCAAGGTTGGAAGCACTTCATTTGAATAACCGCGCTTTACAGTCACACGTTCAGCAAGTCCGCACGATGTCATATTTTGCGTAAATGCATCGTAGATGGTCGTTTGCTCTCCCTTGTATTCTGGGTAGTCCGCATAGTCGGTCCAAGGGTCAATCGCAATCAAGAGAGAATCGGGATGCTTTCCATAGGTTTCCGCCACACTAATCATGTTTGCTCCATAGAATGCGCCTATCTCTGCGTAACGGATGGGTTTGTCTTCAACGGGAATAAAGTGAAACCACACGTTCGCCAACCGATAGTCCACTCCTTTGAAGTTTTTGTTAAGCGTGTATGACATTGTGTATACAATTGAAGACATTGCGAATATGTAAACCAACAATCGAAACTGTTTACTTACAATTCAAGAAACTAAGGTAAACAATGTTTCACGTCGAAAACAGTGGTCAGGTTCGTTTGACACAAGAACTTGGTCAATGGATAAGCAAGTATGCCGCAGATACTCGCTTCTCTCGCTATTTGGAAATCGGAACGTGGAATGGGCGCGGATCCACATGCTGTTTTTACGATGGATTTTCCAAACGAAGCGATACATTTGCATTGCAAAGTTATGAAACCGATCTTGGTCGATTCCAAGAGGCAAAAGCGTTGTGGAGACAGATTGCATCCATTCGTATCTTACATGGACGAATTCTTCCGGATAACAAGTGCCCAACATTTGAAGAAGTCCAACACATTCATTCCAATATCGAATTAGATTGGCACAAAGAAGATATCCGTAATTTTTGGTCATGTCCCCATGTTCCAATGAACAATCCAGAGGTTATTCTGTTGGATGGAGCAGAATACCTGACGTGGTTCGAGTTTCTGTTCATGATAGAAACAACCACTGCATCTGTATACATACTCGACGATACCATGGTATCTAAGTGTCGGAAGATCGTAGAATGGTTTTCGCAGCGCCCAGAATGGAAGTGTATTGCATCGGGAACGGATCGCAATGGATGGGCAGTCTTTGAACGCTTACTTGTCTAATACAAAAATACCAATACCATTCCACCACGTATTTCGCCCATTATGAACTGGCATTCCAATAATATCCTTTTCTGGTAATACGATCTCGTGCTGGAATAGGAAATTAATTCCTAAATCTGAGAACGCATCTAATGTTCCTTTACGCACATCACCCCAGTTCCAGTCATCGATCATTACAATACAATTGGGTTTGAGAACCTTGTTATAATAAGAAATAGCTCTGTACTGGTCAGTATATGCGTGCGCACCGTCATACAAATAAATATCAAACTCGGGTAATGTATCCCTATTAACTTCCCAGCAGTTCTTCTCAATAATTGTAACATCACTCCCAGTATTGAATCTTTGCACAGCAGAATCTAGTATACTTCGGGTTCCATTGAATTCTGACCAATTATCTATCAAAGTAGCATTGAGGTTGTTTTGGTATAATGCACTGATTGCCGAACTACCATACCATGTTCCGATTTCTAGATAGTTAGCATTGGGAAGGGAGCATATGTTATTGTAGAAGTGGCGTGTTTTTGTTCCAGTATATCCCTGATACGCAAGAATCTCCGTTGTAATCTTTGACCGATGATCTTCCGCGTCCTTAATACATCGTTTAACGTGATCTACAATCTCCATGCTATATATTTGGCAAATGTATCTATATTGTTTAACTGAAGTTAGAGTTCTAATCTCAGTTATCGGACATTGCTGTCCTTTATTTATTTAGTTGCCTTTAGGGCTGTATGACAATCACAACCAAGACCTTACGCTTAGTTGGAGTAGGCGAGGCCACCCATACCGGACATCACGCGCAGCACGTTGTAGTTCACGGCGTACACGCGGACCTGGGCAGTGCGACCACCGCGCACCGTGTTGACGGACACCGTGAGCTGCAGCGTCGCCTTGTCGATACGAGAGAAGTTGCAGGTGCCGCTGGGCTGGTGCTCCTCCGGCTTGAGCGCGAAGGAATACACGTTGATACCCACCGACGGGGTGCGGCTGTGGTGCTGGTAAGGCTGCACGCGGTCGAAGTAGCGACCCTCGCGCTCCGTGAAGCGGTCCTGGCCGTTGAGCTGGAGCTTGGCAACCTCCACGGGGTTCTTGCCCGAGCACTGGACACCGCTGTCGAGGATGACCTTGGCGAGCAGGTAGTTGGTGGTCGCAGCGAACACCTCGTCGCCGGCATCGCTGAAGGTATCCAACCAAGAGGCACCGCCGAAGGAAGGACCGAATGCCTGACCCAGACCCGGCAGGTAAGGACCAGAAGGACCATCGCCACGAGTGGTCGGGGTAACATTGCTGGCAGGGGAGGAGTTAGGACCCAGACCCAGAGAACCGCGGCCGAGGATATCCATCACCACACCCTCAGTGGTGAAGTCATCCGTGTAGTTGAACGGCTGGCAACCATTGACCTCGTTGATGAAGTTCTGGTTGGGGGTGCAGTCAACGAACGAGTCGCGCTGGACAACCCACACGAGCTCCTTGACGGGGTGGTTGAAGTTCAGCTGGATCTTGTTGCTGGACGAGGTGATGGACTCAGCGCCAGTGAACTGGAGCTGCTCAATCAGGTACTCGTGGGTCTGCTGGGCGAAGCGGCGGCGCTCCTCAGTGTCCAGGTAGATGTAGTCGATGTACAGGGACGCCGCAGTCAGGGACTGGATGGAGGTAGCAGCGGCAGTCGCGCCGGACAGCTCGTAGTAGGTGCAGTTGATCCACTGCTCGAACTCCACGTTGATGCGCACCTCGTGGTACTGGAGCGCGATGAGCGGGATCGCCAGACCAGGGTTGCGGCAGAACCAGAACTGGAGAGGGATGTAGAGGGTCTTCGCCGGGGTGCCCGCACGAGGAGCGCAGCTGTTGGTCAGCTCCGCACCGGCGCAAGAGGCATCCAGAGTGTAACCCTTCGCATCCTTCATCAGGACGAGGTCGTGGGTGTTACCGATCATGTCGTTCAACGCCTCCACGGTACCGGCATCCTGGGACAACTGGGTCCAGATCTGCATCCAGTCACCATACTGGCGGTCGATGCGCTGACCACCGATCTCGAGCTCCACCACCTTGATCAGGCGGTGACCGATGTAGTTCAACCAGCGGAAGCGGTTCAGGTTGGTAGAACCGGCGATGAGGTCCACAGCGGGCAGCACAACCTGCACGTAGGTGCGGTACATCAGGTCCGCGTTACGGTTGATCACCGCAGTCACGCGCTTGTTGAAGTCCGCCTGGCCGTTGAAGGTAACCTCAATCGACTCCATGGCGAAGTTGGTATGGCGCTTGTACAGCACCTTCCAGAAGGTAATCTGGGGATTACCGGAAATGTAGATATCCTGAGCACCATAGCTCACGAGCTGAAGTAGACCACCACCCATGTTTGTTGTGCTTCATGGCAACATTATTTTTTACAGCGCATCCAGCGCACGCTTTTCATGGTAGCAGTCTCGACACACTGCTTCGTAAAGGTCTGCTCCAGCGACAATCATCTGTTGGTCTTGATGTCCGTTGCGGTATGTAAAAATGCCCAGTGTCCCATTCGCACAACGGCGACACAGAGCAGTGAGTTTTTCGACTTTGTCAGCAAGTGGAATACATTGCAGAATCTCTCCAAACGGTCTGCGTTCGGAATCACCATCCAATCCAACCAAAAAAAGATGAACCCTCAGTTGGTCGACAACATACTGAACAAAGGGAACCAACCCTATAAAGAACTGTGCCTCCTCCACAATAATCACGCGGAACTGCTTGAGAAATGCGGGGTCAATGTCGCTGAACTGATTGGCAGTGATACAGGGAGCACGTCGTCCATCGTGTGTTGCCACTTCATTCGCTGCGTATCGGACGTCTGCGGCGTGTTTGATGACAAGAATCGGAACGCTCAATGCCGAATACCGAGATACTATACTCAAAATGCGGCTTGATTTGCCAGAGAACATCGGACCAACAAGGATTTCCAACGACATGTTTGTATAGGACTTACAGTTTGAAAACCCTATACAAAAAATGGACACAGACCAAGCACTTGCCATTGGAGCGATCGCAAGCGTGTTGTTTTTTGGAATATGTGGATGTATCACCTGTTTCTGGAAGGACTGTCGCAGACAGCACATGGTACTCAAGCAGTCTCGTTCAGACCCAGACCTGGAAAGCATGGTTACGAGAGAACCATCCGAGGAACGATATGCATCGCCTCAAGTTCCTGTATCCACAACTTCATAGCGTAAGGAATTGTCTTGTTGATAAACTCTGTCTTGTTCCCACACGATCCGCAATGATAGATGCTCTCATCTTCATTCATGACCGCAAGTGTTCCACAGTTCTTACATATGCCCGTCGGAAACGGGTCGGAGACATCCATCAGACGTTCCTTCGTGAACGCAGCCGCACCATGCGACAGCAAACAGTCGCGCTCCATCTCGCCCACACGAAGACCACCATCTCGAGACCTTCCCTCGCAAGGTTGACGTGTGAGACTGACAATCGGACCTCGTGCACGACTGTGTTGCTTGTCAATCACCATGTGCTTCAGGCGCTGGTAGAAGGTCGGACCCATGAAGATTTCCGCCTGCATCATCTCACCAGTCTGTCCGTTGTAGAGAATCTCATTGCCATACGGATGATACCCAAGGTCCATCATATGCTTCTTCAGGTCTTCCACCTTCAGATGACTGTAGGGTGTTCCGTCACCCAGAGTTCCACGCTGAACGCAAATCTTGCCAAAGATGTTCTCCATCAACTGCGCAATCGTCATACGAGATGGAACGGCGTGGGGGTTCATGATGAGGTCCGGTCGCAATCCGGATGCTGTGAACGGCATGTCTTCTTCCTCGAGGAGCATTCCGACCGTTCCCTTTTGTCCGTGACGGGAACTGAACTTGTCACCAATCTGGGGCACGCGTTCTGACACGACACGCACTTTGATGAAGGGGTATCCATCACTGTTCTTGTCGGTCCACACACCATCAATGCGACAGGGTTCGGAGTTCTTGTGAGTCGTGCTAGCATCGCGGTAGGCATACCCGGCTTGGTCGTTGCGGAGGTTGACACACTTTCCGATGACGACATCGTTCTCTTGGACCATCGCATTGAGAATGGGCATACCGTTCTCGCCAACTGCCGCATAGGACGTGTTCTTGTATTTGCGTGTATTATGTTTCGAAGGACGCATGAACTTCTCCTCACGACCCGATGTGACGTTGCGATGCTCTTCATCCTTGTACATCGTGTAGTAGAGACCGCGCATAAATCCACGCCGAATGGCAGTCTTGTTCATGATGATAGAGTCCTCCTGATTGTATCCACCGTAGCACGCAATCGCAACAATCGAGTTCATACCATAGGGCATCTCGTGCATCTTGAGAATGTTCATCGAACGGGTCTCCACCAGTGGGCGAGTCAACGAACACAGGAGATACCCGTTCTTGTCCAGTCGCTTGGCGTAGTTGCCGGCATAGACACACATCGCCTGCTTGCCCATCGCCGATTGGTAGGTGTTACGAGGCGACTGGTTGTGGTCTGACAATGGGATACTGCTTGCCATATGTCCGACCACGAGACTCGGATGAATCTCGTAGTGTGTGTGATGAGGCGTCACCTCGTTCTGAAACATCGCAATGCGCAGGGTCTCTGTCTCAGAGGCGTCGATGAACTCCACGCACGTGCGAACCCATGTCTGCCAGTCAGCGCCCTTCTCGGGGAAGTCCACTCCGGCACGAAACACAGGTCGGACCAGTCGTCCACTGTCTGTCTCAATGATGATGTTGTTCAGCAGTGTGTACCATGCGATAGACACATGGGGGTGGAGTCGCAGGTTGTGCTTGGCGGTCCGAAGTCTGCGAACGAGTTCGTGAGGAGAGGACGTATATCCAACAATCACACCATTCAACGTGATAGATGTGCCTTCGTAGACCTTCGCCTCATCAATCCACGTGATGCCGTCGCAACCCTGTAGATAGTGGAGAACCGTGTTGCTCGGAACATGTTGCGTGACACTGGTCAGCAAACTCATGTTCTTCACGATACCTACGGAGTGGCCTTCTGGAGTCTCGACTGGGCAAACGAAGCCCCAACTAGTGCCATGGAGCTTACGAGGCGCAAGGAGCTTTCCAGACTTTTCCACAGGAGTCTGGATGCGACGGAGGTGACTGAGTGTACTCGTGTACGACATGCGGGCGAGCACTTGAGAGACTCCAACTTTTGTCGCATTTGATAGAGACGTAGAACTATTTGTTCCAAGTCCCTGCACGGTGAAGTTGCCCGTTGCCAACGCCTGCTTCAACTTGCCTTCAATCGCAGACAACTTCAGAATCTTGTAGAGATTGTTGATATTGAGAATCTCCATCGGTCGTGGACCGTTCTCGCCCTTCTTCCAGTTGTCGTTGTTGACCTCCTGCACGAACTCATTGCGCGTGTCGTTACAGACCTTCTGGAACAACTGACGGAAGAGATGGGTCAGAAGAGCACCCGTTGTCACCACGCGCTTGTTGGGATAGGCGTCGCGGTCATCCAGCGGAATCTGACCCTGGTCGGTCAGGAGCAAGCGACGAATCATGCTTGCCGTCAACAGTGCCTTGCGGGAATTCAGAGTGGACAGAGGCGCATTTTCACCCGCAAATCGTACGTGTGGGAGATACTCACTTCCGAGCAACTGACGGACATACGCACACTTGTCTTCCTGGTTGGTTCCATACTGGAGGTTCATCGAGAGGAACTGGATGGCATCCTGTTGGGTGAAGATACCAATCTCCGCACAATCGCGGAAGGATGCTGCCAGCAGTTCCACGTGGTGGTCGTCTAGATTGCCCCAAACCAAGTTCGCAACCTCTCTATCGGTCTCAATGCCGAGTGCACGGAAGTACACCATGACTGGAATGTCCTCGCGAAACCGGGGAACGCAAGCCATAAGAGGGTATCCAAGCCCATTGAACTTGGAGGACAAACGGATTTCCAACTTCTTCGGCGGCATCGTGAAGGACTCGTGCAGAGACTTCATTTCCACTGAGTAAGTGTGCTTGCTTGCGGTCTTCTTTGCCTGGAACACCATGATGCGGTTGTCTGCTACCTTCTCTTGGCAAAGGATAGTGCGCTCTGACCCATGGATGATGAAGTAACCAAGTGGGTCGTGACCGCATTCACCATATTGCTCGAGGGACAGTGGGTAGTCTTTGAGAAGACACAAGGAAGACCCAAGCATAACAGGAAGCTTCCCGAGAGAAATCCCCTCGAAAACACGCGACTCCTCGTCATAGGTTTCATAGTTGGTTCCCTTGTACGTCCTTGCCGTAAATCGCACATCCGCATACATCTGTGCTGCGTAGGTGAAGTTGCGAATACGTGCCTCCATCGGAAGCATAGGTTTGATACGACCGGTTGCTTCTTGGATGCGGGGTTTCATGTACGTAACCTTCTCAAAGGACAATCGGAACTCGTACTTGTATTTCTTGATGGTTGGGTCTTGTTCATGCCACACCGTGATGGGCGGAGTGGACTGAATGATAAGGGGAAGCTTGTTGCGAATGAAATCCTCAAAGGAGTCAACCTGATGATCCACCAATCGGCGCACACCGTTCGCAAAGTAAGACTTGACTGCTTCCCACTCCATGGTATTCGTATGATTACCGTTCTATCTAAATGATCTACGATTCGTTTTCTGTATCTAAAACAATGGAGAAGGACAAGGTCAAAATCGTCAAGGTTGGTGGAGATGAACCCGTGCCCATACGCCCCGTTGTCGGTATGGGTCGCAAGAAATCAATGCGCACCTATCCTCGTGGCGTGCTCAAGGGCGGTAAGACTCTCAAGGCAAAGATTGAAGGTGTTCGCGACCCCGCCAAGTCGCCGCCTGTCCGCAAGTCGACTCTCAAGATTTTGACCGAGAAGGGTGCCGAGGTTCGTCGCAAGCGGATTCGCAAGACTGTGCGGACCATGCCCGAGGACAAGGTTCGCAATACCCTTCGCGCATCTGGACTGCCTGTTTCCAAGCAGACACCTATCAACATCGCACGCGACATCCTCGAAGGCGGAATGGAGGCAGGGATGATTGTCGTTAAGTAAAACAATGACAGCGATTTGGGGACCAATGGGTTGGATGACCCTCCATTCTGTCGCGACCTCGTATCCCGAGGCGCCGACCGAGACGGAGAAGCAATTGATGAGTTCATGGGTAGAAATGTTCCGTGATACGATTACATGTCCGTACTGCAAACAGCATTTCAGTGAAATGTTGGAAAACTACCGCCGGCAGTTTCCAGGGTATTTGAACTCACGACACGAGTTTGCAATGTTCAGTTTTCGTGCTCACAATGCTGTGAACCGAAGACTGAAGAAACCCATCTATGCAACGATTCTGGACTGTATGCAAACACTCCAAAACAACATCAAAACACGAAGTGCGCGCGACTATCGCATCTCCTATGTCAATCACATCACGCGTTACTGGAGGAGTTTCAACGATATCTCAGGCATCACCGCGATGAGGAAAATCCAAGAAATGAAAAAGATTGAAGAGGAATACATCTCACGCGTGGATACGAAGTTTGATGTCTCGTTCCGCAACGACGTGGTTGTGCTCCCCGCAGACATGTTGGAAAAACATGTAGAACCACAGACACGAAATGCGATTCGCTTCTCAGGACCCGGACCTGTTCTCAAACTTGGGCGAGGCGGATTTCAGATACGGAGGTAAGCGGTCCCCACGGCAAGGAGACATACGGGTCACATTCCCACACGAACCGCTTCATCCATCGGTGGCGTGTGTCCCTTTCTTCCTCGTAGAGTTCATCGGGATACTTAGGTTCCAGTCCCACCTTCTTCAAACTCTCTTCGGGTAGAATGAAGCGCAACTGGTCTTCAATCGTAAAGGTTGGACTCGGAGCAGTCCACTTGAACTTGGTTTTTCGGTCAAACTCCAACAAAGCAGACAGCAAGGGTGCTTCGGGATACGGATACGCCCACTCCCAATCGGGAACCTTGGACGTCTTGAAATACGCAAGCGTCCAGGCATACGTCTTCCAGAACGCATAGACAACGGGGTCCCAGTTGAGGACACCGTCAAAGAGATGAATGCCCATGCGTGCTTCGAGTGCCTGTCCGTCTGGAGCAAGAATGTGTCGATCGGTGTCTTTCGCTCGCTTCAACAGAAGTCCCGCCTCATCTTCTGCTGCCTTTTCGAGTGTGGATTGTTGTTTGTAGTAGAGTGCCCGCGCGTATCCATCCTCGCGAAGAGAGAAGATACCGATATTCGGCATGAAGTCATTTCCAAAACACAACACCGACATCTCCACAAACTCATCTGCCGGAATGGGTAGAGCAGCTGCCAGAGCAGACACTGAGAAGAGACTGAACCCCTCGTCCTTCTGTTTCTCACGCATGAGGTACAGGTCGCCGAGCGAACGTTGTGCGACTGAAATCAACACCAAATCCGCATCCAATCCGTAGATACAGACTCGTCGCCGTTCCGCAGCAGGCATGTTCCGCAACCAGAGGAAGATCTTGTGTTCGCCTTCTCCCGGTTCGTCTGTCCCGGACACCTCCACATACGGAAACATAAACCGAATCGTCTCCGCCAGTTCCTTCATGTACGGAGTCCCGGGTGAAATCTGATGTTTGTCAAACGACGATGCCATCTCCGGGTTGCGAAAGCGACGATACCTCTGCTGAACCATCTTTGCGTAGGGAACCAATCCGTCAAATGCGATATACACTTTACGAGTCAGAACGGTGTGGCCCAGAAAGTCGTGAAGTGCAACAATGATACTTCCAATCGGATTTTCAGATTTCAAATAGGTGTGAATGAAGCAGTTGAAGTCAATCGCAAGGACATCGTAGCAATCTTGCTCAATCAAGTCTCTGGCAATGTGTTTGTGTGTCTTGAGAAGCGACGCGACGTAGAATGGAATACCCATAATGGAAAAAGAACCCAAGCATGAAAGTCAATCGTTTTCAAAACCATGCAAGTATCATGTTACGCAGCACATCCAATTCACTTTGTGATTTGTAGTATTTGGTATAGAAGATATAGTCATACTGATACGGCGACGGGTCTTCCCAATCGTGCGGGAGAAGTTTCTTCTGAAAATTTCGAAATATCCGAATCACCTTGTTCGCCTCCCGAATCTGTCCACCGATGCGTCGTCGCATCCGAGTCGCGCGCTTTTTAGCGAGTCGACTATCCCACTCCAAGTTCTCCACGTCGATTGTTGGTCGTTGTGTCTCCATCTTGCTTCATCACATCTCCCTTCTTTTCTTGACAAAACTGAATTCGTTTTCTAAAAACGAAAGATAAAAACGAATAGTTGCAAATACAACCAATGAATCGTATGAAACTTGTCGATCTATTTGCGGGGACTGGTGCATTTTCCTACGCATTTGGCAAGTATGGTGTTGAAACAGTATTTGCAAATGATATGTTGGACTCGTCTAAGGAAATTTACGATGTAAACTTTGATCACAAACTCACAAAGGGAAATCTGATCGACATACCGCCGTCAAGTATTCCTGCTCACGACATTTTAACAGGGGGGTTCCCGTGTCAACCATTTAGTATTGCTGGACGACAAGAGGGATTCGACGACCCGCGATCAAACGTGTTTTGGAAGATATTGCAAATCGTCGACTTTCACAAGACGCCGATTGTTATTTTGGAAAATGTTAAGAACCTCACATCCCATGACAATAAGAAAACGTTCCAAGTTATATTGGAGCAACTTGCCGAGCGTGGTTATCATGTTCGTTATAAGGTATTGAATACTGCGAGAATCACCGGTATACCTCAGCATAGAGAACGTATATACATTGTTGCAATGCGTTCAAAAGAGTTGTACGATCGATTTACACTCGACTTTCCGGAACGCCCTATGAAAAAAATTACAGAAATTCTTGAGAAGGACATTCCCGAAAAATACTACTACACTGAATCTTCTGGAGCATGGAAGTTGTTGAAAGACGTAGATATGAAACCTAATACAGTTTATCAATATAGACGAGTATACGTTCGCGAAAACAAAAGCGAGGAGTGCCCGACGTTAACTGCAAACATGGGTTCTGGAGGTCACAATGTTCCGATCGTCCAAGATACACATGGAAAAAGAAAGTTGACTCCGCGCGAGTGTTTCACATTGCAGGGATTTCCTTCGTCATACATGCTTCCAACCATCTCAGACTCAAAACTCTATGGATTAGCGGGTAACGCAGTGTCTGTCCCCGTCGTTGAACTCATTGCGGAACGACTCGTGGGTTTAGTAAATATTCCCTCAAACGAACCTGTATAGACAACTTCACAGTGATCTTTAATCTGAGGATACAATGACTCCCATCCAATATGAGGTCGTGCTCCTCGCTCACATTGGTCTCCAAACGTTTCTCCACCACTTTTGCGCTTGCTTTGCTTTCCACTCAACTTTAATCCCTTCCAAACAGGATGTGATGGATTGAGTTCCGTGCGATAAACAACATATCTATCATCTATCCACTCGCGCGCGTCCAGAAAATACAAGACATCCCAAGTCTTGTTAGGTCCAAATGAAGAGGGACCGCTTGATGTAAAACATTTACATTCCTGGACGTTTTCTACAGTTGACCATAAATCACCATTCTTGCCCTTCATCATTTTTGCCCAAGAACAATCAACGTTACGATGGTTGCGTATTACAAACTTGACTATATTTTCAGAAATGTCTTCTGGCATGTTTGGAAGACGAATGAGTCCTTTGAGAGCTTTTTTCTCCGCTAAGCGTTCAGTGTAATATCTTATATACGAGCGCATATTTCGTCGTAGCACCTCCTCGGTGTATTCATCGCCCGAAGATGAAGTTGTTGGCATGACCTGCATACGAACACTTCCTTTGTTCTGAAAGAATGGATGCATTTTACATTTGGGAACGCAATGATCCTTTTTTGACAAAACTGAATTCGTTTTCAAAACGAAATCGTCTTTCTACAGAACAAAACTCTCGTATGGCGTGCGAACTCTGTCCAACCCGAGGAAACTTCATGGAGCCGTGTCCAACCTGCTTGCCTCCTCCGCTCAAGTTGGAGAGGCAGTTAACCGAATCCAAATGGGAATACGGAGAGGAAACGATGAAACAAGACATCCAACGCAAGGAGTTGTTGGTTGCCCAGTCGGGTCATCATAT